AGAGACTGTGACAAACCATCTACAGTGGTTATGAATAATGTCTATTATTGTGCGGCATGTGCTTTAAAAGAAGTTGATAAGATAAAAGCAGAGGAATCAATGGGTGATAACCCTATAACATTAGATGATTTAGAAGACCCTATTAATACAGGATACGACAAAGAAACCGAAGAAGATAAAGATAAGGAGACCGAGGATGATTGAAGCATACGCTGAATACGGAGCTGTAGGTGTAATTGTAATTTTATTTGTTATGATGATAACTAACTTAATTAAAAGTCAAAAGGCTCAAAACGAAGATTTAGACAATATTCGAGTGCATATTGGAAAAATGGAATCAACCGTAAAAAATGTAGAAGGTATTACAATTAAAATGTTAGACAGATGGAATAAATCTGACGATATTAGTCAACGTCATAGAGAAGATATTGTAAGAGAATTAAATGACGTAACAGATGACTTGGCTTATTTAAAAGGTAGAATTAACGGTAAAGCTAGATGAATACAGACGATTACAGAACAGAAACTACAGCAAAATTAGTTAAACTAGACGAAAGACAGATTAGTATATTTAAATCTCTACAAAGAATAGAGAAACATTTAGAAAAGCTTAACGGGCAAACAGGAAGAAATAGTGATGAGATTATCAAGTTTAAAACTTGGGGATCTGCTGCTATTTTTGTTGTCCCAATAATAGTAACAATAATAATGAGGTTAATTTAATGCTGAAAAGATTAATAGCTCGTATGGTCGGCAAGATGGGTATGGTCCAACTGTTGATAATGGTTGGGGATTATGCTGTCAAGGCAAGTAAGTCTAAAAAAGACGACGAAATATGGGAAGAAGTTAAAGCACTTTTAGAAACTTTAGCTTGAACATAAACTCACAAAACGTCAGCAAGGCTGAAGAAGCTTTGCTTGAAGCATCTAAGGATATGATCTCGTTTGGAAAACTATTCCTTCCAGACGATTACATGAGATCTGAAACTCCTTGGTTTCATTATGAGATAGCTGACTCTATAATGGATAAAGAAACTAAACAGCTTGCAATAATCATGCCGCGTGGACATGGGAAGACCGTATTAACCAAATGCGATATTTTATGGTCTTTCCTGTTCACAAGGGATGAGCCATTGTTTTACGGCTGGGTTTCTGCTACTGCTAAATTAGCAACGGGTAATATGGATTACATTAAACATCATTTAGAATTTAATGATCGTATAAAATATTACTTTGGTGATTTAAAAGGTAGAAAGTGGACAGAGGAAGATATAGAATTAAACACAGGGCATAAGTTGCTTTGTAAATCAAACATCTCAGGTATTCGCGGTGGAGCAAAGTTGCATAAGCGATATGACCTGGTAATTTTGGATGACTTTGAAGATGAGAACAATACAATTACTCCAGAAGCTAGAGCAAAAAACTCAAACCTTATCACTGCGGTTGTTTATCCTGCTTTGGAGCCTCATACTGGTAGGTTGCGCATTAACGGTACTCCTGTCCATTATGATTCCTTTATTAATAATCTTTTAGAAAACTATGCAAAGGCAAAAAAACAAAACGATGATTTTGCTTGGACTGTAAAAACTTATAAAGCCATAGATAGCAATGGCAATGCTTTGTGGGACTCATGGTTTCCTAATAAAAAATTAGAAGAAAAGAAAAAATTCTATCAAGACTCTGGACAGCCACAAAAATTCTATCAAGAATATATGATGGAAGTTCAAAGTGCTGATGATTCTATTTTTAATATGAAACATATCAAATACTGGGAAGGAAACTATGTATTTGATGACGCGACTCAATTAAGTTGCGTAGTAATTGATGGAGAAGCTATCCCTGTTAATGTGTTTGCTGGCGTAGATCCTGCAACAGATTCTATTAGAAGGGATTCAGATTTTTCTGTCATAATGGTAATTGGTGTTGATGAAGATAATAACATATATGTTCTTGACTACATTAGAGAGCGTGGGCTACCTGTTTTGGGTATACCTGGAGAAGGTAGGGACGGTATTGTTGATAAGATGTATAATTTAGCACAGATCTATAAACCATCATTATATGTGGTAGAAGACACAACAATGAGTAGACCTTTATTTCAAGCTTTAATGGCAGAGTCAAGAAGAAGAAATGATTTTTCAGTTAGGTGGAAAGAAGAAAAACCTGGAACAAGACAGAGTAAATTAGATAGAATACAAGGAGTGCTTGCACAGCGAATGACAATAGGTTCTGTAAAAATAAAAAAAAGTCACTATGATTTACAACATGAAATTGTTACATTCGGACCTAGAATGGCGCACGATGATACTATTGATGCGCTTGCATATGCAGTTAAGTATGCTCATCCGCCCCAAAATATAGCCGTCCGTAAAGACGGAACGCACTTCCGTAAACATAAATCGCCCAAAAATTGGGTTATAGCTTAGGTACCTATGGCAAAAAGAACAGACAAAACTGCTAAAAGAGTCAAAAGCCTGTATGACTCTCTAAATAACTCATTTAGAGAAAAATGGGAAGCGACTAATCAGCAGGGATATGATTTTTATTTAGATAATCAATTATCAGCAAAGGAAAAAGAGGCTCTTGAAGAAACTGGCATGCCGACGTTTACGATTAATAGGGTTATACCTGTTGTTGAAATGCTTAATTATTATGCTACGGCTTCCAATCCAAGATGGCAAGCTATTGGTGTTGAAGGTAGTGACTCAGGTATTGCTGCTGTTTTTTCTGATATTGCTGACTACATATGGAATAATTCTGACGGTCAATCGCTTTACTCTAACGTTGTAAACGATGCTGTAACAAAAAGCGTTGGTTATCTTTTAGTTACTGTTGATCCAAACGCTGACAACGGTATGGGTGAAGTTGTAATACAGCAACCAGAACCTTTTGATATATTCGTGGACCCAAAATCTAGAGATCCTCTATTTAGAGACGCATCTCATGTAATGATAAGAAAAGTATTTACACGAACACAATTATTAAAAACCTTTCCACAACACGCTTCTAAAATAAAAAGAGCCTCAGCAAACTTTGGCGAAGTCACAGGACAGTCAAAGGGAGCAACCGATACAGGTGATATACAATTTAATGATATTACAGAAGGTTATAATAAAGAAGGTGGTGTTGATGAATTGATTGAACTCTTTGAGTTATACGAAAAAGAACAAGTAAAGTATTATAACGTATTTTATCAGGTAGTCCCATCTCAAGAAGAGATGCAAAGAATCCAGCAGAATGTTGCAGTACAGATCGAGGAAATGCAAAAAGAAATGGCAGTAGAGATGCAAGAGATGCAAATGCAAATGGCACAAGCTGTTGAAGCTGGAGAAATGTTGCCCGATAGAATGGCGCTAGAGATAGAAAAGCAAACAAAGATGAATGAAGAACAATTAGCATCTGCTCAGCAGCAATTAATGGCTGAAGCGCAAAAAGCTGCTAGTATTGTTCAAAACAATATAGTTAATGCTAAAGAATATAAAGTGTTAATGGAAGATGAATCGTTTGCTGATACTGTCGTAGATGTTGTAGAATTTTATAAGCCCGCAATTAAACAAAGTTGCGTAGCAGGAGATGTTACACTATATGAAGCAGATTTGCCTATAGAACATTATCCACTAATACCATTTACTTACAAATGGTCAGGAACACCTTATCCAATGAGCGCTGTGAGTCCTTTAGTCGGGAAACAGCGTGAGATTAATAAGGCGCACCAGCTTATGATTCATAACGCGTCATTGGGATCATCCCTTAGATGGATGTACTTTGAAGGATCTATTGATACAGACTACTGGGAAAAGAATGCGACTGCTCCAGGGGCATTATTACCAGTCAATACAGGCTTTGATCAGCCAAAAGAAGTTCAACCTGCTGCATTAAATAATGCATTTTATACAATAACTCAACAAGGTAAATCAGATATGGAATATCTTGCAGGGATATATTCAACGGCACAAGGAGATGGACAGCAGGCAAATGAAACATATAGAGGTATGTTAGCATTAGATGAATATGGAACTCGAAGAGTAAAGCAATGGTTAAAAAGCAGTATAGAACCCGCATTAAAACAAGTTGGAGAAGTTGTAAAACAATATTCACAAGCTGTGTATCAAGCACACAAAGTGTTTAGAATTGTACAACCAAGTGCTTTGCAAGAAGAAAGAGAAGTTGAAATAAATGTACCTATCTTTAATGATATGGGAAAAGCTGTTGGAAAGTGGAATGATTATGGATCAGCTAAATTTGACGTAAGAATTGTAGCTGGTAGTACATTGCCTGTAAATAGATGGGCTTATTTAGCAGAATTAAAAGAATTAATGAAATTGGGAGTAGTTGATGATCTTGCTGTACTTGCAGAAACTGATATTAAAGATAAAACTGCAATTGCACAACGTAAGAGCTTATATCAACAACTTCAACAAGCTGTTCAGTCTTTAGAAGAACAAGTCAAAGACAAAGACGGCACAATTGAAACTCTTGAACGTCAGTTAGTTCAAGCAGGTATCAAAGACAAAATACGTTCAGTAGAAACTGAACTACGCAAAGGCGCTGTTAAGGCGCAGGGCAAAATGGCTCTAACCGCCGATAGACAGGAAGCCGATGCTAAATTACAAAAACAAGAAGCTCAAATAGAGCTTAAAAAAGATAAACAATCAAGGAGCGATAATGGCACAAAATAAACCAGCAAACTCTGATGGTCCAGTCGAAGAATTAAATCCTGATGTGGATTTAAGTTTAGAAGACGGAGGTCTTGAAGACTCTGGAGATTTTTTCGAATCATTAGACCGTGAGGTGAACGGGATGATTCTTGATGACGATACAGTCGAAGATGTTGAACCACAGGAAACTCAGCCAAAGGCTGACCCAGTTGTCAACACACAACCAGACGATCACCAGCATGATTGGGAAAAAAGATATAAAGATTCATCATCAGAAGCACAGCGATTAAAATCGCAGCTTAGTGAAATGGAACAATATCAACCCTTAATCGAGCGACTAAAAGAAGACACGGGAATGGTAAATGCAATAGAGGATTACGTTAAAAATGGTAATAAACCACAAGACGTAAAACAAGCACTAAATCTTCCTGACGATTTCGTATTTGATCTAGAAGACGCTGTTACTAATCCAAATTCTACAAGCGCAAAAGCTTTAGAACATACGATTTCTAGCACCGTAGATCAGCGTGTCAATAATCAGTTAGAGCGTGAACGTTCTGTTCGAAGAGAGGAAACTCTTAAAGAACAAAGGATCCGAGAAGCTGCAGAGTTTAAAGAGAGAATGGGGATGAACGATGATGAATATCAAGACATGATGACTTGGGCTAATAACCATAAAACATCAATGGAAGATATTTATTATTTAAAGAATAAAGATAAGAGAGATAAGAATGTAGTCAAGGGTACAAAAGAAGACATGCTCAAACAGATGAAATCGGTTAGAAGTATGCCAGCTAGTGTATCAAATAAAAACACAGAAAAAGCAGAAGTAAAGCATGATGACGCAGTGTTTGATGCTTTAAAAACTGTAGATTCTGGTTTAGATAACATATTTGGCTAGAAAAATAGTGCCTCCTCTGAATTAAGAAAGTGAGGCAAACCTCATGGCTGATAATCCTTTGAAGTTATCAACACATGCTCAGGCTCAAGTGGAGTCCTCCTTTAATACTGGTGATTTAAGGAGACGGTATGACTTTTCTGATAGAGTATCAGAATTAGCTCCTGATCAGACTCCATTTTTTAGAGTATTGAGCAAAGTTGCTAAAAAAGCAACAACAGATCCAGAATTTAAAACTCTGGAACAAAGATCTATGTGGCACAAGCGTTATGCTTATGCAGTAGCTATGGATCTAAACGGCGGAGTCATTGGCTCTGGCGATAATGACAACGAATATGTCGACTATTCTTTTGCAGGTACAGACTTGCAATTAGATGATGAGATGAATGTCAAGTTTGAAACTGACTATTTATCTGCTGGTAATGTTCAGAATATTCTAGGACAAACTGGTACAGCAGTTGGCGCAAGCGGAACAAAACCTATCTTTTTTCTCGTAAATCAGATGGTTAAAATTCCAGTTCGTTTAATCAAAACGGCTAATGCTGGTTCAAGTCAGGACGAAACAGTTCCTACAACTTATACCGATGATTATCTCATGGTTAAGATTACAGCAATTAGTTCTCCTGCTACTGGAGCTGACGCACAAGCAGTTTATGCTAAATGTAAAGTTGTTCGTGGAATTTCTGCAGCTGCAGTAACCGCGCATGATTACTTTTCACTAGCTAATGCAGTATATGAACATACTGGTACTACTTTTGATGGAGTTGATGCAACTACCTATAAAGAAAAAGATAAGTGCTATGTTGTTGGTTCTGCACATGCTGAAGGTTCAACTTTCCCAGATACCTACAAAGATACACCTTACAAAGATGTAGTAGGTTACACTCAAATCTGGAAAACAACCATGCAGATGACAAACACAGCTCGCGCAACTGAGTTAAAATTAGCTCGCGACGAATGGGCACGTGTTTGGAAAAACAAGCTTATTGAGCATAAATATGATATTGAAACCGATATTCTTTTTTCTTCTAAACAGAAGGATTCAGATGGTGTTCGATATACAGCTGGTATTGTAGACTATGTATTATCTAGTGGAAACTTATTCTCTATTAACCTTGGCGCATCTGGTACTACATCAGATGATTTCTTGGATAATATGAGTGATTTCATGGATCCACGATATAATAGCTCTAATGCTACTATGTTCATGTGTGATACTGCAACTTATAACTGGTTACACAAATTAGGTGGTTTCCAAAAGAACGACGTTTCAATCAGTGATCAATTCCGATTTGACTTCGCAGTTTCTGGCAGAAAAAACCTATTTGGTATTCCAGTTACAACTATCACAACTCCATATGGTGATATGAATGTTGTTCGCAATATTCATTTAGATGGTTCTCCAGTCAGAATTTTGGCTGTCAACTTAAAGCACGTTGCTTGGCGACCATTGGTCGGTAACGGCGTTAATCGTGATACAGCGGTTTATGTTGGCGTTCAAAGTCTAGAGAACACGGGTGTTGACAGACGTATTGACTTGATCCAAACCGAAGGTGGTATGGAAATAGTTATGCCTGAAGCGCACGCTATCTGGAAGTAAAACGGTTTAACTATGAAGACGAGGCAGGCACGCATGGAAAAGCACTCCTCGCCTCGTCTTCCTAAACCATAAAGGTAATATATGGCGAGTTTACAAACACAAGTTCGAGCATTAGCAGGAACATCTACAAATGAATTGCAATGGGTTAATGATGGAATAAGAGTTGTTATTGATAAAATTTTATCTATCGATCCTGATTTTGGTCACTTATTTTCACAAGAACTTTCTGGTACATCAAGCGGTGCAACTGTAACTGAAAGACAACATGTGTTAAGTGTTAGGAAAGGCAGTAAATCTGCAACGGAAATACCTGCAAGTAAAAGATTTGTAGCGGCTGAAGCTACTTCTTTACAGAAGGCTACAGCAGATTATCCTCAATATTATGTTTTAGATCAAAAATTATATATTTTACCAACTGGTAATTTTAATTACAGTGCTGTTGATTATACTACATTAGCTAATTTAAATGGTACAACTATAAGCAATTTTCCTACTAGCTTAATACCCGTTGTAGTTAATTATGCAGCTATGAAAGCTTTACAAGAAAAGATGGTCGGCTACACGGGATTGTCGGGACTGGTTCTCTCTTTACCTTCTACACCTCCTCAACCTACGTTATCTTTTGGAGTTGCAAATGACGGTATGACTAGTGTAACTACAGTCGATGGCGTAACTCTCCCCGAATATGTCTCGATAGCCGACCCATCAATTGATGCATTGGATCTTAATCCGAGTAGCAATAGTAATATAGATGCGATACCAGATCCACCAGATGCACCTTCTTTTGTATATCTAGATGCGTCGCTAAAAGGTACTTGGGAAGATGTATATGCTCCAAGCTTTAACTCTCCAGCTCCTGTATATCAGCCACCAGTTATGAAAGAGTTAAATTTTGCAAAGATAACTTCTTTAATAGAAACAGATGAAGATATTGAGCTTGCGCAATCTAAGTTGTCAGAAGAAACACAGAAAGTTTCTGAGTTTACAGCAAAGGTTCAAGACAGTTTAAATTCGTATAATGAAGAAAATGCAAAATATCAAATTGAGTTTCAAAAGCACATAAATGAATTTGATAAAGAAGTGCAAAAAAGAATCCAAGAAATGAGCTTGTCAACAAATGCTGATATACAAAATAAAGCTAAAGGATTAGAAAAAGATAATTCAGAGTATAATGCTGAATTACAAAGATATTCTACTCAGATGCAAAAATATCAAGCTCAACTTAATCAAGTGGTCCAAGAATGGACTTTAGAGAATTTAAACTACAAGTTTGCTAAATGGCAGGCTGATGTACAAGAAAATTTAAACTCATACCAGGCAAAGGTTGGTGCGGTTATACAAAAGCATTCAGCTGATGTTGCTAGGCAAACATCCCTAACTCAAGCAGAAGCAGGTGAATTGGGTGCAAAATTACAATTTGATGCTGCAAAAAATAATGTTGAATTACAAAGATTTGGATCAGCGTTGCAAGATTATCAAGCTAGATCCCAGGCATTTATATCTGAGTTCAATGCTAATATGCAAAAAGTGCAAATAGAATATCAATGGTATGAAAAACAATATGCTATGGTTGCAGAACAATATGAAAAAGGTTTTGAACCATTTATAATTAGGAGACAACAAGATGGCGAACAGAGTAGAGTACGCGGTTAGCGTAACCCCAATTAGAACAATTGCTGGTGTTAGCGGTAAGTATGCAGAGCAAGATGTTATTGAAGCTGATATAAATAAAACATTAGGCGGAAGCGATTCAATTCCAACTAATGCTACAGATATATCAGTAGATGGATTTACAGCAGGTACTGTTGCATACGGAAATTGTGCTGCTAGTGGAAAATTAGAAGTAGCTGGAACTGTAAATGCAGCTTTAGATATGTTATTTATTAAACATACAGGATACCAATGGGGAGGAGATGCAACTACCTTAGGAACTGTTTCTACTGCTACAAATAATTTAAATGTTTTTGTCGAACATAGCGCTGGTGCTTTTACCCAAATATGTAGCATAGCTCCTGGTGGAGCAATTGCATTACCAGAACCTCCAGCTTTAGGTAGTGGATTATCTTTTCATGTCGAATCTTCTGGATCTGAATCAATAGCTGTAGAGTTTGCTGCAATTACATGAGTTGGAATAATACAAATACGACTCCTAATACTTCTTGGTCTACAACGTCACAAGTAGATCCAAATACTTCGTATGCGACTACTAGTACTGGACCAAACACAAGCTATACAACAACGTCTACACCTGCAGATTTAACATGGCAGCATTTTGCTTACTTGTTATGGGGTGATGATAAAATGTGGGGACAATTAGAATTTAACTGGGGAGTAGAATGACTTTAAAAGAATTAATGGAAAGAGCAGGCACTAGTAATCAAGGCTATGCTATTGCTTATTTAAAAGATGCTATGCGTGAAATAAATATGATGATTGAAGACAATGTAGTTGCTTCTAAAGCAAATATTGTAAAAGATCAAAGGTACTATTCGTTTCCTGATAATTTTATTTCATTAAAAGATGTTATGATTTATGATACTGATGAAGCAGAGTATGTAAAAATAGATCGTATACTTGAAACTAGTAATGTCGATCCTGACTTAACATAGAAAGGGAATATCTAATGGGTAATAAATAACATGGCAATCGATTTTAAATATTATCTTCGTGGTGCAAATATTGCATTAGTGGAAAAAGACACTGAAGATGCTATATATAAAAGTCCAAGTGAGGCTATAACAAATGGTTTAATGTTAGAGTATTCTGCTATGCCTACAGTTCCTGATGATGAAACAGATACTTTAGATATAACAGAAGAACTTGCTTTAGCAGCAGTTGAATATATTAGAGCAAAGTTTGCAGAAAATGAACAGAATTACGATAAAAGACAATTTCATATGAACGAGTTTAAAAGATTAGTTTTCCAATATCAAAAAAATAGATTTGGTGGTATGAGAAGATTAATGGATAAAGCTCCATATTCTATTACATGAGGAAAGTATGCCAAGCAGTTTAGTAGGACAAACAATTCAAAATACATACAAGCAATTAACGCATGTTGATGGGGGTCTATCTGGATCAGAGTCATCATTGCTTGATGGAGATGGCACTGAGGCTGCCATACAGCTTGGTACAGACAATATTAACGTTTCGACGCATAATGGCTCCAATAAAGGATTAAAACTCCAAGGATCGCTTGTTACTGCATCTGCGTCAGAAATTAATCAATTAGACAATAAGACAGTCGGAGGATCTGGCAGTACAGATATACCTACTAATTCTGGTACCTCTGAATTTACTAACAAAACAATAGATGGAGGCTCATACTAATGGCTAATACTATTCAATTCAAGAGGAATTCATCTGGTGTCCCATCAAGTGGATTATCTGCAGGTGAGCCTCTATACAACACAGCTGATTCAAGATTTTGGATAGCATCTGGATCCAGTACAGCAAACTGGGTTGGTGCTCCTATTCTTGATGAAGACAATATGGCAAGTGATTCAGCAGTTAAACTTGCTACTCAACAATCAATTAAAGCATATGTAGACGCACAAGTAGCAACACATGATGCTCTTTCTGAGCTTGTTGATACTAATATATCAAACCCACAATCTGGACAGGTAGCTGTTTATGATGGTACAAATAGTTGGGACAATGTATCAATTAGCC